TGAACTCATATTCCATGCTGTCTCTCTCTAACCAGAATAAATCATCATCATCATTACTCATATTCCATGCTCTCTCCATCTAGCCAATATAAATCATCATCGTCATTACTCATATAACCCTAGTGATTATATATTAGTATTACCTGATGATAATACCTTTCTAAAAGAAACTGAAACCCGACGACTACGTACAAGATCATCGTCTTTTAGACGAGATGGAATAGAATGCGTCCAGTCATAACGAGCCTCACCAGATATAACTAATAAACTACCTGGGGCGAGCAGCATTGATCCCCTTTTGTCAGATTTCAAGTGCTCAAACTCCATTGAGCAAATAGACCCAAGACTCAATGATACAATAGTGTCTCCAAAACATGGAACACAGTCAACGTGCTTACCAATTCCACTACCAGGCAGGTACTCATTGATAATTAGTTGATCCGGAGTCTCAGTAACGATACCATCATCAACCAATCTGGTAGTATATTGTTTAAGCCACCATGGTATGGGTGGTGCTTTCATTGAATCATCAAGGGCTCGTTTAGTATAGTCATACTTATATCCATAGTGCTGAGTTCTACGTTTTAGATAATCTGACCATGCACCTAGCGTATCAATAAGCTCAATGAGATCTGATTGCTGTTGAGTATCAGTAACATCAGGAATATATTTTAAACCAGCTATCATTTACATATCCAAATCCCAAGTCCACCCAATTTTATCTTCCCATTGTAATAATATTTGTGACACATTACGTTTCATAGAAGATGAAACAATTTCCCATAGCATCAACCCTCGTTCAAATGTCCAATGCTGATGTCTAAACATCGGATATATTACACCAATGTCCATATATCTTTCGAAATACTTATCATTAATTTTAGTTATCTCCATTTGAATGTTATTATCATCAAACGAAACAACCCTTCCTTCTAAACGAGAATTTCCAATTAGTTTACCTACAAATAAATTAGGCGCATCTTCATCTAGTGACATATTCTTTTCCTCAAAATCAGATATATCTTCGTTATTAGCTAAACCGAACCGTTCTAAAATTTTTTCTTGTATTAAGCAAACTTGATATAATTCCGATCTGTTGTAATTTTTGATAATGTTTTAACCATCTACTATCCAATCTATCTTTGGACGAAGCTCGTTTTCCAAACTCACTACCATCTTTTGTTTCCTGACATCGACTGCATTTCTTCATCATACCAGTAATAACTTCATATTGTCAGATTTAGTAAACTATCTTCGTCAATCAGTTTGATTCCCAACTTACGAGCAGCAACAGCTTTAGATGAAGCGCTATTAACATCAGCAATTACTAAATGAGTACAGCTTTTACCAACAGATGATTTATTCTCTCCCCCATTGTCGGCAATGAATTTTTCCAAATCTGCTCGTTTATTTTTGGTTGAACCTGTAATAGCAATCCTACAACCAGTTAAACTGCCAAAAATCTTGTCTTTAATGGATACTCCCTTATCTAAAAGGTCAAGAATCAATTTTTGATTTTGATTAAGACCATCAGCCAAGAACTTAGCCTTAGTCGGACCAACACCAGGCACTTGAGCGAACTCATTAGCACCAAGCTGGCCAAATTTTTCCAAGTCATCACAGCCTGCATTCATAATGGCCTTAATAGTACTCTGGCCAATCATAGGAATAGATAGTGCTCCCAGAAACACTTCTAAAGGTAATTCAGTGTCAGCCCATAGAATATCATAACATTTTTGAGCCGTTTTATCTCCAAGTCTATCTAGACTTGCAATATCTTTAGGTTCCAAGGTATACAAGTCAACAATGGTATTAACTTTCTTAGAGTCTACAAGTTTTTCGACCAAGGTATCACCCCACTCAAGTAGATTAAGCTCCTTGATCCAATTTTTGATACGGCCAATGATCTGTGCACGGCAATGTTTGGTGTTGCTACACATCAGATTTTCTCCATCAAGCTTAGTTAGACCGCCACACTCTGGACAGAAGTCTGGATGTTTGGCAATCTTGCCAGTACCTTTAACTAATTCTTCAATACGAGGGATAACATCATTGGCTCTAGCTACAAGAACCTTAGCTCCGATATCTAGGCCAAGCTCTTCAATGTATCCAATGTTATAGATACTAGCTCTAGTAACAGTTGCACCAACCAATTGAACTGGGTCAACAACTGCAACTGGGGTAATACGACCACTATTACCAACTTGCCAAATGATATCTCGGATAGTAGATTCGCGAGTTTCATTGTCAAACTTAAATGCGATGGCTCCTAAAGGTCTAAGATCCTTATCACCTAGTGACATCTGCTTAGCAAGATCATTAATTCGGATAACTAGTCCATCAATTTCATAATCTAGTTTGGAACGTTCGTTATCTTGATAGTTTCTCCAGTGCTTATTAACTTCATCAGCAGATTTGAATACCCAATACTCAGGAATTCCAATCTTACGATCCTTTAACCACTTGAACTGCTCTACTTCGGTTTGGAAATCCACGTCTCCAAGTACTTGATAAAAGATAATGTTAAGCTTATCAACACCTACACCATCCAAACGTTTAGATACGCCAGAAGCTGCATTACGGGGATTGGCTTTATCAGAGAAATCTGTCTTCCAAACTGAGTTAAGCATCATGATCTCACCACGCAGTGAACCATTGAAATCTTCCTTTAGGTCAGTATTAACTCCAACCATACGGGCAACATTGATGGTGATATCCTCACCAGTCTCTCCGTCACCACGAGTAATGCCTTGGATAAGCTTTCCACCCTCATAGACTAACTCAATAGAGAGACCATCTAGCTTCTGAGTCACAAACCAAGACTTACAATCCTTATCTTTTGCCCAATCAGACAGTTCCGCTGGGACATTAACCTTGTTCAAAGAGCCCATTGGGATTTGATGCTTAGCTTTCTTCCATTCAGATTGAGTTTGAGGGGCTCCAACAATCTTTAGCACCCAATGATTAGCATCTAAAGAGCGCAACTCAGCTTCTCGTGCATCATATACCTTATCAGTCAAGATAATTGGTTGCATGCCATCAGGTAGCTTAATGTTATAATAGGTATATTTGGCTCGTAGAAGTTCAGCAGCGAGTTCTTTAATGCGGTCTTTGGACATATTCAATCACCTTATATGGTAGAGCAAGTGCGCTCCAGTTAAACTTTAGGGCGCCAGGCGCACCTCTCCCAGTGTCCTGTCAATGTAACCACGCTAACGGCCCCTGTCAAGGGTTTTGTTTTGGCACGGATCTTGCAGGCGAGCATTTGATACAATGCAAACGCAGCCCTCAATAGAATCATGTAGAAGGGCCGTGATAATCATATCACGGTCTATAATCTTCATTTCATCCATGAGAATAATGGCTACTCGTCGTACATGCTCAAAATAACGAGTGGGTTTACCTTCTGTAAGCTCTTTTCTAGTCTGAGCACGATGCCCAAACTTACCTAAACAATAAGCCAGCTTAACATCAAGCTGATCTGAAGGACTAAAGTAAGGCTGTATTCATGCTTGAAATGTATGCTTATTCTCCATGTTATGCTCCTTTATCTAACTTCCACCTTTAATTCATCTGCAATTCTTTTTCTAATTGCTTTTTGGATTTTATCAACCTCAGAATTTTTAAGTGTGCCAGTCATATCCCTATAAACAATTCTATAACACTGTGAGGTGCGACCCCTTTTCTGAAATTCATCAATTAATGTTATAGATTCGATTAAGTTGTCCCTGTCTTCATCCCTAGCGATGGAGCATAAATCGTTATAAGAGAATTCTGGACTGATGAAAAAAGAAATATCTTTATAGCATATCTCATATTTAGAGAACGGCTTGTATTTATTAATTTGCCCAGCCTTAAATTGATTCAAAAACTTTTTATCACTAGACCAGAATAGTCTAATATCTGGAATATCAAACATAACCATAGCTAAACGTTCAAGGCCAAGACCAAAAGCCCAAGCTTGATGATTAGGTAGCCCTAAATCTTTCATGATATCAGGGTGTACAGTTCCCGCTCCAAGTAATTCTAGCTGTTTTTTTTGCCTATTAATCTCAAAAGAGGCGCTTGCTTCTACTGAATCTATAGTAAAAGGGAAATAAACATCTTCATGCTCTGAGTCTTCAAGAAATTGATATGATGCATCCTTGCCAAAAAGATGTTGAATCAATCCAGACAACCTATTTCTAAGGTCTTTTTTGACATCTACTCCCTGGGGAACGATACAAAAGGCATCTATCTGATGAAATACGGGATAGTGTGTTGCGTCTATAGCATCTTTACGATACACATCTCCACAAGTAATGTATTTTAGTACACTATTACCAGTTTCAGACTTACCAATTGGATACAAATAGCAAGTCATATGGGTTCTTAGAACCTCTTCATCATCTTTATAGAAAGTATCAGTTGGCCTTCTAGAAGGATGATCTGCTGGAACTCGTAATTTATCGAAATTATATTCAATAGGAACGTAAGGATTATCTATTTCAATTTTAGTTAGATCTGAAAAATATTCAAAAATCTTTTCTTTAACAATACAAATTGGGTGATTGTCATCTCTATATAGAGATTTACCTATTTTATCACTGATGCTCGGCGGTATATTGTTCTTCTGGCTCATTTAATTCCAATTTGTGTTTGCTGAGATAGTCCATTGCACGAAACATCTTATAACGTGACCTCCCCCAATTATCATGACATTTTCCATCAGTATAAATAGATAGCCTATCCATTACTTTGAAATTTTTACATTCCATAAAAGAAGTATGAATCATATCTAGTGCAATATGAGCTGCAACAGTTCTACTTGAACATACTTGTTTTTTAGAAGCATGAGTTTGCCACAAACCCCAAGCTTGGTTATTATCTCCACCAACCTTACAATTATCAACATCTTGTCTAAAAAAACCTTCCGAAGAAGCAATAGATGCTAAAATTAACGCAGTCTTAATTCTTCCATCATCACCTTCAAATATAGGTTTAGTTTCAGGGTCTAATGCGACCTCTGCAATTGTATTGGCAATTTCATGATATCTTACAGTCGTAATTTCTGGCTTTTCATAATAGGTATGATCTGAAATCGGCACCCAAGAAGCCATGGCTGTAAAAATGTAAGTTGCTAACAATTCAATTAATTTAGTCATTATAATACTCTTTAAATAGATTAATAAAAGGAATATCTTCCCCATTCAATTTGAGTGGGAAAGTTTCCGAAACACCTGTAGATAAATAAGCTTGACATTCATCAATAAAAACTCTGGGTGTATATCCAATAGTTTTTAATATTTTAAAGAACTTCTTTCTAAAAGAAGGCTTAAGAGTTTTCACTAATTTAGTCATCTTTTTTCTATATTCAGATTGAGTATAGAAAAATCCATGAGCTATTTCATGTTTCATAGCAGAATTTTTACCTACTGCTCCAACAATATAGAATTGACCATCTGGATATTTCATAGCACATCTAGAAAATACTCTCCACATTTCTAGATCATAACGATTATAATCTTTGATGCGTAATGAAACAACATCCTTAATTACATATCCGGGAATATTAAATCCGCTCCAATCTTTAGGGTAAGTAAAAACACCATTACCATAAGTTTTAGAATACCATTCCATAAAATCTACTATAGCAAATGACTGATCTCTAAATTTAGAAGATGGTGATTCATAATATTCTTGATACCGCAAAAAATGCATAGACATATTATAGCTGTCTTTGAAATCAAGAAAGAAAATACGAGGTTTAACTTCAGAAATTTTAAATCCCTTATTACTCATTTAAGCACCTGAAGTTTTTTAATAACCTTCGGCACTTTACTTTTATACATTGGCCATAAACCGATTACAGTTTCACTACCTGGCGCAATATCAGTTAAACCTGCATCAACTACCAAAACATGATTGGTTGGGCATGCATTTTTAATTTTATCCCATTCTTTGTCATCAGCTTTAAGCACTACTTTACGAAAAGATGAATTTAACCATTCATCAAAAATATAAATTAGACTATTATTCAAAGCAATAAAAACTTTTGCATCTTCTGTTCCAATAATTGATTCTTGATTAAAAATTTTTCTTTCTAATTTCGACTGATCTTCTTTTATATCAAAGTATTTTAACAATAATATTTGAGATGCATGCGCACATTGAGCGGCTGTCTTACCAATGGACATACCTAATGATTCTCGCACAATGATATATACCACTATAGGATCTTCTTGATTTTTTCGTTGATCTACCAAATCTTGTGAAGAAAAATCTTTCATATAAGAACCTCAAATGTATTATATTTATGTAATTACGTGCGCACTCAATGATAAAAAATATGTTGGAAAAACCAACATAATACTTAAAAAAAACGAGTCAACCCCTCGTAAATTTTACAAATTACGTCCGTAATTAGTTTTCCATGCAGGAAAGCCCAACAACTTAAACAAATTAAAGGAATCGATAGTAGCATTATACTGCGTTCTGGTCAATGAACCATATGCAGCCGCAGGAGTTCCAGTTGAAAAATCATATTTTAGCTGCTGATCACACAAGAAAATTGCACTAATCCCATTACCGCCAAATAAATAAAGTCGATCATTAACAATACCCAATTGAGACTGAGTAATGTTACCAGGAACTGTATACAATGTATCTTGCCAAACAGTAGGAGAAGATATATCGCATCTTAATATCTTAGTAAGATAAGGCTGGGCTCCAACAACAGATCCCTCTGTAAATAAGTATCCTTTATTAGCAACAACTACAAATTGTCCGCCACCACACGGGAATGGCAAAATACCACTTACAGTCCAAGTGGTAGGTGTAGCTTTTAATGCTGAGTAGATACGATTCGTTTGAACATTTTCTTGTGTAAATCCGCCAAACAAATGTATTCTATTATCTAATATGGCGACTTGCGATCCATATAAATTATCCGGAAGTGTAGCTCCAGTATTAGTCCAACTCAATGGATTAGAGCGTGGAGCTTTATAGATGACATTAGTTGCTAAATTACCATTTTTACCACCAAACAAATACACATAACCATCTAAATCAACTAGTTGTGATTTATGAAGTGCTCCTGGTAAATTAGATCCTGTATAAATCCACGATAAAGGATTTGATGTTTGGGCTCTATAAATATGATTGGTTGAACCACTAGTAGTTTTTCCACCCATAAGATAAATATATCCATCTATAATGGATAAACTGGACCCAGATAATGGGTCGGGAAGATTAAATCCTGTATAAATCCAATCAGTTGGATTAGACGTACTGGCTCTTAATATTTCACTAGAACCTTCTCCACCGAATAGATAGCAGTAACCATCAATAATAGCTAATTGACTAGAATGTATAGATGAATAACCATCAATATATCCATCTACTGTTGGCATTGTTTTAAATGCTGGACTCCAATTTTGAGCTAATGGAAAATTAAAATCAACAACGGCATACCCATCATTAATTTGATAAGTGCTTACATCTACAAATGATTCTAAACCAGATTTTAAACCAGTATAGTAATATCCGTCAAAATCCGGAGTATTATTAACGACCCAGGTTCTATATTGCGTTGGAGATGAATTGACATCTCGACCTATCATTTTGTAGCGCACCATGTAGAATATGCTACAATATGAGTAAATGAATTATTCTAAAATTTCAAGTACATAATTGATATGTTTTTCTATATATGTCTTAGGCATAGTTACTTCACTTGGGTCTAACACTTTTTTATTTTTGGCGTCCCACACAACGGCATGCCTTCCACCATTTTTATTTTGAACTGAAATATAAGCATTGTTTTTAATGCTATTTAATAATCGTTTATTAAAAGAAATTCGATATTGTATTTTAAGCTTATGAAGAACTTTCAAACATTTTTCAAGATTGGTTCCTTCAAACTTTGTATTTCTTTTAGGTTGAATCATTTTCATTATGGACAAATACCCAATGCCAGTAAGCATTGCTAAACTTGCAGCACCACAACTATATACATGTCTTTGTCTAACATATCTCATTTACTCATTCCTTTTTGGGATCATCATATTGAGTATATTTACTTGGTTTTCGAACCAAATAAAGTTCAGATTTAGAACGAGTTATGGCAACGTACCAGAGGTTATCTTCTTCTCCACCGTTTCCTTTTCGATAGGTGTTGACGAGAACAAAAACACGATCACGTTCCAAACCTTTGGCCTTATGAGTTGTTGAAAGTATAACTTTAGCAGTATCATCAACATCATTGAATAATTTCTCGATTGTTTCTTTGAGATCTTTAATCGTCAAAGTTCCTTCGCATAGACTTAATAAGCATTCCGCTTTATCCATACAAATATCAGTGGCTTTCTTTTGAGACATCAATCTTTCGACTTCCATATCACGCCACTTGTTGACATAATCAATAAAACCATTAATAGTTTTAGCTTTAGATTTTTTAATGAAATACAAAAGATTGGCCCCAACATCTCTACCTTGAATATTGGCAGGAACACCAGCTTTAAGTAAAGCCATACAATATCTAATCAATGGGGCATTAGTTCTTGATAATATGAAATCTCCAGGTTTTACAGTCTTTAGAAGATCATCCGACTCTAAATCAATTACAAATCCATCAGGAGAATTTTCATCTGATTCAAAATCTGGAACAATCTCTTGTGCTAATTTTACAACCTTCTTTGGACAACGATAAGTAATTGATAATGGTAATGTTTTTGCCTTTAATTTATTGATGAAATTAGGGATTGCCTCACTATCAGCGCCTCTAAATTGATAAATAGATTGCGCAGGATCTCCTACTGCAATAATTCTTCCACCTGGTTTAATAGCTGATAGAACCATGGCAATTTGTGCCGCATTCAAGTCTTGAGCTTCATCAACAAAGACTGTATCCCATTTACCAACGTTCAAGCGATATACAAATGGAAACCAAATCATATCATCAAAATCAACAACTAATTTTGAATTTTTACATAAAGTAAGAGCTTTAATAACATGCTCAATGAATTTTTCCATTGGCAAATCAAATAACTCAATTCCAAATTTTTCAATTAACTCTTCAATTCTTTTAGGAGTATCAAAAAGAAATCCTTTGCACAATGAAACGCACTTGCAGATACTTTGATTAAGCTCCCACAACTCATAATCATTACCAATAATAGTTTCAACTAAAGCTTTGCACTTATCGTTTTCTAAAACTACATTGCCAAAATTTTGCTTGATAGCTCTAAATCCCAAACTATGAAGTGTCATTACATCAACATAGGAGGGCGCCCTTTGTTTTAATTCTTCTGCAATAGATTTGTTGAAAGCAACCATTAGAGTTTTCTTGCCACGTGGCAAATACTTAAAACCCTCTACAATAGTAGAGGTCTTTCCTGTACCGGCTCTAGCAATAACTACAGTATGATCGCTTGCTTGGGCAATATCCTTAAAGATAGCTTTTTGATAGTCTGACCAGTTTCTTTTAGGTTGTGCCTTAAAAATATGCTGTTCAGGCTTTTTAGGAGGAAATTTAGACGTCTTTTTACTTACCTTCATCTAATCTCCCAGCTGTAGTTCTAATAATATTGTCTTCCATGAATTCGCCGTATTTCTTAGATCCATCAACTTTTGTTGTATTGTGATAATCAAAATCAACAGCAGTAATATCACCATCTTCATCTTGCTCTCGGCATTCCATCCACTGCCAATAATCTTGTTCACCAGCGCAACATAACCATGATGCAAAATGATGGGCAGCAGCTTCATTTGCAAATTTAATTTGCAAAACTGTTTCTTTAGGCAAAGAACTCTTATTACTCTTACTCATACTTAGCTCCTTGGAAAAAATGATTGCTTAGATCTATTATATAGTTGGCTGTCTAATTCTACCAACTTATCAGCATCTTCAACTTTTGCAGCAATATCAGTATCGATTGCCTTCATACCAAGCTTGGCTCCAAACAAAGCCCCAACAATAGCTGCTGTGGTATCTGTATCACCTCCAGCTTTGATTGCAGCCACTACTGCTTCATGATAGTTATCAAATTTAAGAAAACAATACAGGGCCGCTGGAACAGTCTCTCTTACATCTGCCTTGGTTCCCAAAACTCTTAGAGCTTGTTGAGGAGTAATATACTCTGAATTGATTAAAGAGTCTAAACTATAGATAGTACTCTTTACTTTACTATCAGGCAATTTTTCCCACAACTTCTCTAAAAGATTATCAGTTTCATTATTAACGGCGTATGCTGCTGCCAATGCAATAGCAATAGAGCCAGCTTCAGCATCTTCAGATGCATGAGTAATTGCACTATCAATCTTGCAAATATTAACTAAAGAGTATAAATCATTTCTAAAATAAACTCCAAACGGGGCTGCCCTCATAGCTGTACCATTTCCCATAGAACCGGCAATACCAGATTGGCTCCAATGTTTGCCTGCTTGAAGGTTTTGCATAGCCATTAAGGTAGTTTTACCATAACCTCTAGCTCGACCAGAGAATAACCAATCCATGTATCGGTCTGCTAAATCATCCGGGTTAAACCCATGATTTTCAATAAGTGACTCTGCAACCATCAAACTCATTTGAGTATCATCAGAATATTGTCCAGGTAAAAGCTTATGATGCTCACTACCTAAATATGTTCTTCCGTCCCAATCGATTAGGGCTTGATAATTAGAAAGTTTCTTTTCAAAAGGAACCCCTAAAGCATCCGCTACAGCAGTTCCAAGTAATACATTACTCATTTATTTCTCCACAGCTACATAGTTTCTGTCTCATATTGTAAGGCTATGAGCTGCCTAGGATACAACAAAAAGAACGCCACTGAAACCATTGATGACATGCTTTCTCATATTGTAAGGCTATGAGCTGCCTCTGATACGAAGAATTCCTCATGCTGCTGAGCGTGCTGCTCGGCGGTCTCATATTGTAAGGCTATGAGCTGCCTCTGATACATCCAGAATGGACAGAATAACTCGACGAATCCAAGTGACGTCTCATATTGTAAAGCTATGAGCTGACTCTGATACCTGGGTTCCAAGCCGTCTGGCTGGTCGGTCATCGTGACGTCTCATATTGTAAGGCTATGAGCTGCCTCTGATACCTAATAAATTCAATGAGATGCAACCATGCGAACCAGTCTCATATTGTAAGGCTATGAGCTGCCTCTGATACCTGTCAGCACCCGGTCCTGGGTGCTCCCACTTTCACGTCTCATATTGTAAGGCTATGAGCTGCCTCTGATACAATGCGACGAACAGAGGTTTCATCCTCACGGCCCTTGTCTCATATTGTAAGGCTATGAGCTGCCTCTGATACAGCCTTGCGAGCAGATCCCACTCCACGGCAAGCGAGAGTCTCATATTGTAAGGCTATGAGCTGCCTCTGATACCCCAAAGGGGACAGAGGGACAGGGGGCACATGGGGTTCGTCTCATATTGTAAGGCTATGAGCTGCCTCTGATACCTCCACCCATCTCAACGTCCCAGGCTATATTCTTACGTCTCATATTGTAAGGCTATGAGCTGCCTCTGATACTAAAATTCAGTGCCTGCTTCCAATGTGGGAAATGCTCTGTCTCATATTGTAAGGCTATGAGCTGCCTCTGATACCAGAACTGTTGATACTACTCATACTATCGGCGTACGTCTCATATTGTAAGGCTATGAGCTGCCTCTGATACACTCGCTCTCCCCGAACTTGGCGGAGATGAGCTCACGTCTCATATTGTAAGGCTATGAGCTGCCTCTGATACTCTTTTGCGCCCATTTAGATCAACGCCACCATTAAGTCTCATATTGTAAGGCTATGAGCTGCCTCTGATACCTCGCAACTTAAGAAATTAATGTTTCCGCTACGTTAACCTCTTCTTTTCGAGCGGCTACCTGCCGAGCCACTTTTTCCTGCTTGGCACGACTCCTGCGTTGATACCTAGACTCTTGTACAACGTTGATTTCATTATCGTTTTCGTCTTTGCGAGCGGGTACGGCGTTTTCACCATCACCCAGGCTGTCGCGATAACGAGCCAACAAATTAGCTGTAGCATTATCCTCTCTGTCCCAAGTTTTTTTACAATTAGAACAAGTGTGCATATAAGTTGAACTATCTAAATTTTCTTTAGAAGAACATAGATGACAGGTGTAAGATGTTCCCTTTGGATCAATTTTAATTATATTATTGATTCCAAAAGCATTAACTAATGATAATCTTAATTCACTTGGAGCTGCTAATGTTTTATTAGATCTTACTTTTTGTAAATCTTCCTTTTCATCTGGTGCAGATTTTTTGGAAACATCACTTATATTGAAATTTTCTAAAACTAAAGTTTTATATTTTTTAGCTAATTCGCTTGCCTTAATCCTATAAAACTCTTTTCTTCTTCTAATTGCTTTAGTGCGTTGATTACCCTCCCAAGTTTCTAAATGAAAATCATGATATCTCCAACCATCTAAACCTGTACCATCAATCATTATTTTATTAACTTTATCCCATTCACCCCTTTTACCAAAAATATTCTCATCACCACTAAATCTATTGTTAGACCATGTTTCTACAAGTTTCGATAAACGAACACAAGATTTCCAATTGGATAATGTTTTTGTTTCTCTTTTAAGCCAATCAGGTAAAATTGATTCATTTTTATTTATGAAAAGAGATAATTCATTTTTTATGAAATTAAACTTATCATCTCTTAAGCCTTTTAACTCGCGAGCTTTTTTAATTCCATCAATGATATATGCTGGTAAATTTACTTCAGCAACATTATTTTTATCATCTCTAGTTTTTCCAAGACGAAAATGGGTTGTATTACCACTAACATCTTTCATATCACGCCAGCCAATATCTAGAGCAATTGTATCTGATGTATTAGTAGAAGATTCTGCAACAGCAGACATATCTACTGTAAAACATACAGTCCATTCTTCTCTTGTTCCATATCGTTTTTTATGAATCGATACCTTTTTAATTACACCACCATCTGGTAATGATCGATGCATAATCATTGGAAATGATGCCCAAATAGGTTTTGCGCTTTTATCAGATCCAATTCTAATATGCAATACAGTTTTATTATTTTTTCTTCTTTCTGATCTTGAAAAACCATTAAATGCTTTATCATCAACCGGATCAATTTTAATGAAACTATGATTTCCAAATATATTTTCACACTTTAATCCTAGAGAAACTGTATTATCATCATTTTTACTTTTTTGTATTTGAACTCCAATAGAACCAACGTTATCCCATCTAACAAATTTGGGATCATTATCTTTTTCGCCATCATAAAGAGGCATTTTACGAGTTGCCTCCATAGCATCATTAATTAATTGAGCTGTTCCCCAAAATATAGAACGACGGTTATACTCAAATTTTACACTTTCTTTAGCAGCATCATTTATCATTGATAAAGCATTAATAATGTAGTGGTCTTGTTTTGCTAATTTTCTCGCTTCAAATAATTGTTTTTTCAACTCTTTTTTATTGGCACGGGCTACCTTTAAATCATCCTTATCTGTTTTAGTTGAAAATCTTGATCGCATTTGAGAGTGTTGTGATTTGATTTCTTTTGCAATCTTTAACTCTAACTCATCAGCTTCTTTCATTTTTACTTCAAGAAGTTTTACATTTTGATCAAATTGTCTTGTCACTAATCTGATGAAAAACCTCCTACCCTTTTCGATATCAATAAGTTTATTATGATACCTATGAGCATCTCTCATTTGAGAAAAAACTAAATCAGCATTTATGGTTGGAGCTAAAATTCCATATTTATAAACTTTAAACATTATTTACTCTTAATTCTTACTCTTATAATAAGTTGCGAACATTAACTGTCAATACCCTAAAATTTTTTAAGTTTCGCCAGCCTCTTCATTAAAATCTATTCCAAGACACATATAGTGTCTCTTCTCAACAAAAAAGGTTGCAGCTTCCTTTATATCATTGAAAATCTTTTGAAATCTCATAGTAATCAACTGACCAGATTCATCCGCCTCCTCAATCTGCCAATCTACTTCCCAATGATGAACTGTATGATATACTGGACGGATCACTAACATACTTTCCATATCCACGCTAAAACCGGCTGGATGCGAGATAAATGTAATTAAATGCTCAATTTCGCTATCTATAGACATTAACATTTCTTTTTAGCCTTTGACATCTTTTGAATAGATTCCTGAGAATGTTTGGCACCCCTTCTATTAGAAGGTTTTCCTCTTTTATCTTCACCAGAAGATTTCACACACCCATGTCTATTAGCAATATTAACTACTGTAGTATAATGACAATTATAGATTTTTGCAACTTCATGTGAAGTCGCTCCAGAAACATACAATTTCATCATATCAGACTCATCTACATCTGAAAATTTACGATTAATATTTTTCATTACTTTTGATACATTTTGTCGAAAATCTTGTGTTCTAATTTTCCCCTTATTTCCTTTAGAAATAAGTTCTCTGGTTTCTTTAGAAAGAACCTTTCCCTTAGCAGCAATTGACAATTTTCTCTTATGCTCATCTGTAAATACAACATTTACAACCGCACCGCCAGGAGATATGTTATATCCAATACTTTTATTACAAGAATTATATTCTTCAATTAATAATGTTTCTATATAATTAGAGTCTTCTAATGTTTTACATGAAGCAATTATTTCAAAATTAAAATTATTTATTCCATATTTAGCCACAGCTCTACCAATATATTGATCAGGTTTTTTACGAGCCAAATACTTGTGATTTTTCCATCTACGTACAGGATTAATAGTTTGACCAAGATATATTTTTCCTTTCAAAATATTGATTATTTTATAGCAATATCTCATGATCTTGGCATTGGTTTGATTAAATGTTTTTTACTTTCTGGAGATAAATTATTCCAAGTTCTTTCACCCTCTTCAGAAATAATAGAAAAACCTTTATCATCTTGAGTTAAGAAGTGTATCAAATCTCTCATTTGAAAAACTTCTTTACTAGACATATTTTTATATCTTTGATAACAATGAGGATGATAATGCATATTAATTCTGAATCCCATGTTATGATGATCAGGACATGAAACTTCTATAAATTTTTTAGTAAAATGTTCTTGATTAATCGTATTACGAGAATAAAAGCATAATTTACTCATAAATATCCCTCTAATATCATACAAAGCGCAAATGCTTGTCCAACTGGACGATCTGGATCACTAACCACCTGATCCCAGGACTTTTCCAGGTATCTGTGGTTATATCCTTCGAAGTCCACCAAATAGATATCCTTATCACTTGTCTCATACATTTCTTTAAGACGTTGAAATGCTGACGTTTTCATTACAGCTTTTTTATACAGTGGCAAAAAAATTTGATTCTGCGCTTCAAGGTTGGAAAGTTTCTTACCATCCCACCAATGATAAAGATGCTTGCTCCACACTCCTAATGGATACTTAATAGGTTTAGGATTGAGCCAACCACTCTTAGCCCACTCCCAATAATGTTCTGCTGGCAACTCATTAACAGTACTATGATATGGTTCATAAACTTTACTAAATTGATATCCATTCTCTATATTAAAAGCCTGATGACCATCATATAGATCAACAGGTCCAAGATTGAATGGACTAAAATGCTTTCCCCATGTGTCAGACCTTGAGGTTACATCCATAGAGAAAGCATTTTCAGGTATAGTATGTTTAAAACTTACAGCATAGATCATCGGTCATTAGAATCTCTAATATCAGAATTATCAATTCGTCTTGTTGACTGAGCTATAAGTTTTAATAGTTTTGGTAGTTCAGCAGTTGTTAGAGATTCCGTCCCACCACAAACTGGACATAATACTACGTATTCATCAAAATCTGGCTCTCTGTTCATACCATCATGGTAAATGTACTTCACATCATCAGCGCCTGCCTCTAATTCACTGTCACATTTGATACAAGTGAATTCATATGTCCAAGCACTGATTTCAGCTTTTTTAATAACTTTCATTTATTAAACCTTATTCATCAATATATTCATCTAGTCTGGCTTGTGCCCTGACTTTATCGAAGGTGGTTTCATGAGTAATCTCGCCGTTCTCATATACGGTACGCATTACTGTTCTGGGGTTACTAATGTCAGTATCACATAACCTAACAGTCTCATAACCCTTAGTGTCACTATAGATTAGATCTAGACGACCAGCCTTGCTAACTTTACCATGGTCAGTCACAGGATCCTTAAAGACATCTACAGACTTATCCCCAATGAAGACATGGCTGCACTTCATGGCAAACTTCTGAGTATCTCTATTTAATTGCTGCAACAGTGCTGCACCCATACCAAAAGCGATATTGCTGGCACTGTAACCATTTGATAGAAGATTTGCAAGAATTTCTTTAATAGACTCTTCATTGATACCATCGCCCTGGATAACTCTAACGTTCTCTAGAACCTTGTACCCCTTCTTGTTAATAGTACTACCAAACTTCTCATCTAAAATTTGAACACACTTCAAGACAACACTAGGAGGATGACCAGAGTCAGGGCGGACAATCACAACTGCACCAGAGTCTATGACTTCTTGGCGTAATTTGCCTCCCCATAGGTTACTACAGGCATTCCATAGGTCATAAGAGTCGCTAACACAAGCAACCAATGCTCCAGGCTTAGCAAACTGTTTTAGCATATTACGATATGCTTCAACTTCATTTTCTTTACCCCAAGAGGTAATAGAGCTATGCTCAGCAGCTGGAATGCTGAACCCAGACATTGGAATATTATAGAACTCATTAGCCATAAAAACACCTGCTAAAGTATCGCTTCCCATGAAATTGACTAAATGGGAAGCTCCACCAATCATAGCTGACTCTTGGCTACTAACACTACGAGACCCAAAGTCATGAAGTTTGAAATTAATTTCACCATTAGGATCATCAGATGAAGTGCCTAGCGCCTCCATAATGAGGCTTCTAATTCTATTACTTCTGGTTGCCACTGTGATAGGATACCAAACCCTAAGTAACATCGTTTCAATCCAAGATACGACCCAAAAGACATTAGGATCCGTGGACTCAATGCTGACAAGCACATTAGAGACAGGGATGATACTTCCCTCTTGTGGGGCCCTAATACGGACTGGGATCTTTCCCCCAAGTTCTTTGGCAATATACATCCAGCCTTCATAGTTGAAAGGCTCTCCATGAGCTGCAAATAGCTCCTCAGCTTTCTCTACCTCTTCGACTGTCACTCTATGGGACAAGTACTCTTTAAGATAGTATTGTAGGCCGAAAAAGACTGTCTTATCATATTCTCCACCACGACTTTCAATGTATGAGAACATGCTTGTAGTACCAGGTGGGTACTGCTTATAGTGGCTTACCTTGTAAGAATCGGTATCAAACAAATAACTAAAACGATTGGTTTTCATAATATACTCTCCGTATGTTTTATTTCCCTCACTGGGAAATTTTTTATCAAACGATTAACCCACGCTTCAAATTCATCAAACGGCAAATCACTTTTTGCTACATTACTCCACAGCTTGTAGAGCGTCCGCTCAATAAGTCATATGATGATGTCGCAAATTCCTTACTACATTCACATCTTACCAATATTCTTTTACGTGGAGGCAAATTACAATGAATAACTGTTAATTTTCCGTATATTCCACTAACTACTGTTGGTTTTTTGGGCATATCAATTCCATATTAAAATTTACTACAAAAATATGATATAATCTGCCAATGATCCTCAAAAAAATCTGACTCTCTAGTATAGAATTCGTTAAGTGACATCCACCAAGCTTTATCAGCATCATCAGAGCCCTTGACGATAGGTAGAGTCCCGTGACCCAAATCAATCAAGAAAGCGTGTGTGATAGTTCTGCCTCGCAATGAACGGTCTGGATAATCAAACACCTTTTGCTCGGTGACGGCTTTTTCAAGCTCTTCCTTAGAGACTTTTATGCCAGTCTCTTCCTTTAACTCTCTAAGACAACCATCAAGAACAGTTTCCTTTTGGTTTAGGAATCCTCCTGGAAGAGCAATCAAACCTCTACCCGGATTTCCTTTACGACGAACTACTAGAACATGGCCACTTTTAATTACAATGGCATCAGTGGTAACGAATGTTGGAGGGAATGGCGCTCCAGACCAAGCAGCTCGATAGCTTCTAACATAATCATACTCTTCTTTAAGATCCTTAAACTTCTCAGTAGTCTTAAATCGCTCTAGATATTCTGCAATAGGCGCCTTGACATGAGCCTTGTATCCATTGTCATGAGTGAAGTATAGATCACGAATGGTGGTGGCGTGCGGCATTCTATCCATGTTACGCATCTTAATAAGCTTCCATTGAGGAAAAAAAGATGTTTCACCAATGTCACAAATCTTGCTGTCATCCACTCCATCGGTAGCCTCAAACACTAGATGTTGCACTTCAGCAAGCCATCTATTGTTGGTATACCAAAAATCTTTAACAGGAAGGAATTTGACACGAGCCTTCTCTTCTTCAGAGAGCGCGCTCATAATCATGGCTTTGCGCTCGGTCTCAGTCCAAGGATTTTGGATATTAGGGGCTTTACCAGCACTACCAATTACAAGTAGAACAATGTCTGCATGACTCAAGGCTTCTCTAAGAAGCTCTTGGTGACCATGATGAAAAGGCTGAAAACGACCAATACAAACGCAATATTCGAATGACTTCATAATACACTCTCCGTGTTTCTAATGTGAAAGAACCCTCTCTGGGTTCCGTACCAATATATAACGTTATGCCTAAAACTTTATTTCTTAGAATTAATCAACTTGTTCAGGCACATAACTGATGCTAAAAAATTAGTGATTATAAGCACATAGTTGTGTAAATAAATGTCTAAACCAATACATGCTAAATTCATAAGCATAAGCATAAAATAGAATACCAAAGATTTCATTTTTACTCCCTACCCTAACAATGTAAAATTTATAAAATACGTGTCAAGTGCGCCCGATCATTTAACTGAATATGAGAAACTTCTTTATATCAAATGGCTCTACCACAGTACCTTCAAAGGGATAAAGATTTAGAAATTTTGAATTATAAGCAACTCTTTGTTGCAGATTCCAGGCATCTATTGCTTGGTAGTTATTCTTAGGCGCCTTGTGACCAGTATATTCTAAAATATCTTCTTTAGCTTCTTTGGTCGCTCTATTTCGCAAACTAGTTACAATGTCTTTGGGGATGATTACTTCACCAACTTTTTCAATATAATTGTGAGTTTTTCTAATATTGAAGTAATATGAATTGTCTTTGGACATTATTTTCTTTACAGCTTTATTTGTTCCATCATAAGCCGCAATAGTATAAAATAACAGATATTTTTTCAAAAAAGAAGTTTTGAATTTGAATTCAACATTTTTGGATCTTTCGCTCCATGACTGTCCAGGAACTAGTGGAACGTCAAAAGTAGTAGTATTAACATATCCTAGAAAGACTGCCTTGTTTTTCTTTCTATCTTGATAGACTGCACCAAATTCTAAATCTTTTTTACCAATTGGTTTGAAATCTTTTTTAGATTCAAATTCTACAACCAAATTATGCAATTCAGAGCCAACTCTAACCAATTTCATTTGAGAAATAAGTTTAGCCCACACATACTTTCCATTTAATATTCCGCCAGGAGATATGCCTTCTTTTAGAATAGCGTCCATAACAACATCTTCTCTAACATCCACATAGAATTTATCAATGGCTGCCTTGTAAGCTCTGCCGCCATTAACCCGATGCTCCAAAGACATGATTCTTACGTTATTAATTGGCTTATTGTCAACTACTTTAGCTTGTGATGTTTTTTTAGGTTGATTATAATAAGATTGCTCTGCCCAGCTCTTAGCTTTTGAAAGCATTCCTTCATCACTATTATCAGCAGGAAATGCTGGTAAAACCATTTCTTTTACCGTTTTTTTATCTTCATCGTCATTATCATACCATGAAATATCCCACTCACAACCAACGGGAACTTCTTGCTCATCAGAGAAGACATAACAGATTTTTTCAGGAATTGAACCGGTAGGCACTCTACTCATTATTATCACCAATTAAAAATAAAAACGGCGCCCGCTACAGGCACCGTTCAATATAACCACCACTACATCACACGCTTAAACTCTTAAATATGATTGGAACTAAAACAACATCTCGAAAAATTATTTGAGCCATGGATGACTTGGAAGAATTGGGGGCACCTATAATTATACTTGGGATGATAATGATCCAACTACTTGGACTTGGCAGATTGATTACGTTATTCCTCATTCTACTTTCAAATATTCATCGATGAATAGTGTAGAATTTAAAGACTGTTGGGCGCTGTCTAACCTGCGACCACTATCCGCCAAACAAAACTTATTGGATGTGTTATCTAAAATTAGGCATTAACCGTTCTCAAAAAGTGAAACATATCGTAATGCTATTTTCTCCCAGGTGTTCTCTTCAAGATACTCGATTTGTCTATTGATTTGGGCTTCTCGCGCAACTGGATCGGTAAATAGCTTTTCTAGAGCTGCGGCAATTTCTTCAGAAGAATCTGCTTTTATAGTAGGTAGATCACTAAAATGATTAACAGATGATGTAACAACTGGCAAACCTTTTGACATTGCCATTCTAGCTGCACCAGATGCTCCAAACACTTCATGAGTAGGATGAGAGATATACGGAAACAAAGTTGCTTGATTAGTGCGCATGTAACTATCTAAAGTTTCATCTGATTGATAGCCTCTTAGAATAGCAACATTCTCTTCAATACCTAGTTCAGAAACTAATTCCATTAATTGATTATAATAAAGTTCATGCTCAGCTTTATTATATGGAGACTCAGAAAATAATCCAGTAAAGAAAACATCTGAGAATTTTTCTTTTAATTTAGCCGTGGCAAGTATGGAATTTTCCCAACCTTTATATCTAAATCCAAATCCAAATTGTAAAAATGTATGTTCAGATTTATAGAAATTCCACAGTCTTTCTTTATTTGTACAGGGTAAACATCCATGAGGGATTACGTATACATTACCCGGAATATGTTTTTGATTCTTGAGAACATCACGAGCACCATCTAAATGAACTACAATTTCTGGAACAGCTGCCTCTACAATAGTTTTGTCTTTGTGATGGAAGACGGAATGCATTGTAACGATTACTCTATAATCAGAAATCTGATTCATAAATGAAAGCCAGTAACAAGCATTAGGCCACAATCCAAATTCATGTTGAATCCAAATCACGTCCGGCTCATATGCTTTGAGTTCTTTTACTAAATCTTGTAATGATTGACCACGCTTCCAGCATGGAACTATTTTATCAGGAGATATGGTCTGGCCACCAATTTCATTAAGTGGACCAGTGGCAACATCATTATTTTCAACAAATAATTTATAATCACCTACATGCTTTATTACTTCTGGCCATAAGTATTCTGAATAGGTTGCTATACCACATCTCATTTTCCAATTACCAACTAAAGCAATCTTCATTTTCTTTGCTGGTTTTTTAGCTAGTTTAGAGACTATTTCTCCATTTTTAAATCTACCATTAGTAATTAATTCTAATGATGGAACATGTGATAACTCAGCCGGAACTTCGACTACTTGCAAATCATCACTAATAATTGGCTCACCAGATATTATGCAGATTTTACCATTTTTAATTCCGGCATAGCGCATGTTCCACCTTTTGTTTTAAGATCTCAAATATATTTCGATCTATTGGTAGAATAGCATGAACTTTTCGTTTTAAAATCAAATTAAGTTCATTTAGTAATAAGTTTTTAGAAATACCATAATAAGAAATAGTTCTACCCGATACATTTTTTAATTTATCATGATGATGAATTGTTAAACTTGGAACGTCAGCTATCTCCGATAAAATCGAACCATGGTATCTCTGAGTGATAACTGCATCATATTTAGAAATTAATGATGTTACAGATTTGAAATCAGTTGGATTTTCTAATATGAATTTTCCATCTGCACTCAAATAAGTTAATCGGCTAATAAGTTCTCCAGAAAAATAATTATCATTCAACTGTTCGTTATTACATAACGATAAAAAATGTATAGTAAATTGATCTTTAAGTAATTCATTAATGAATTGGGTAAATTCACTCTTAAAGTATTCTAATGCCGCATGTTTCCAATGTGGCTCATGTAATTTGGGAACAACTAATACATTAGGAATAATAAGAATTGATTTTGATAATTTGGGCAATTTATCACCAACGGATAAATTATAAACCAAATCAGGAATAACAATGACATTTGGATTAATGTTTTTTAAACGTTCATATCCAATATCATTTCTAATAGCTATTAATTCTGCTGATAACAGAAGTTGTATATGATGCGAATGAATTTCAGTTTCACTTCCAACTCCTATATAAAATATCTTAAGCTTTTTAAGCTCATCTAAAATGCTCGAATCAGATATATTTATTGGTTGATTCAGAAAAGAGCCTCCCCCAATAAATACTGCATCAATATCATTGAAACTATCCTTATCTAAATAACTAGAAAAAATAAAGTCATAAGATGGAAAAAGTTGTTTGAAGGAATCCTTAAACAACTCATCTCCTAAATTATTTTGATTATACCAGCCGTATACTAAAATTTTCATTTATATATCAATAAAAGACAGTCCAGATAATTTCTCTAATATCATGTACTTGCCAATCAATGATAAGCGTATAATGAACGTGATGACCACGTTGATTTTTTTTAACTTCCCATTCTAACTTGTCATGATGATGGTGGTGATGATGTGGATCACATGGAGGTGGTTCATGTTTATTTCTAAAAACAACCTCTACTCTGTGAGGAAAATCTAATAGTGGAATGTGAGCTTGATTGTGTCCGATAACAACTAAATCTCCACCTTGCTCTGTGTGTGATGGCATAATGTCTCCTTAGACAGTTATGCTATATTATTCCAACATTTTAAATAAGTTTTCATTTCCTTTGCATAATTCTTTTAATTTATTTAGCCAGGCTTTTGATTTAATCTTGAACATTACTGGCATTTTGGCAAAAGTGTCGGACGCACCCTTACATACAATGCCTTCAAAAGTCATGCCGGGCATAGTTGATTGTTTAACTTTGTCAAATAATTCTGTATTAACTTTACCAATATAAAGCACCTTGGGCGTATCCAAATGACCAAAATATGTTATAAATTCTTTTGGTTCTAAAATTCCCTGTTTATATGGATTAACATCAAATAGTGTAACTGTTAAATTTTCTTTGAAATCATGCTGTCCAGCAAAAGAGCTTGGTCCCCATAATTCGAAAAAACAAATGGCATCTTTCCAATTATGTTCTTTAAAAACAGCCGCTAAATCTAATTCAAATTTATCTTTGATTAAAGGAACTGCTTGACCAAATGATTTAGAATTAGCATCAATTAATTTATTCTTAGTTCCAAATTTATAGAATCCTTTTTTAGAATTCCATTCTGCACGAATTTGACTGCCATCTAACTTATCAAAAGCATAGATGTCAATATCATTTCTTACTTCTTTGGTTATTGAGGGATAATGTTTCATAGAAAGGGTTTTAATACATTAGGAATGAATTTTGTTAATTTACTATTAACATAAGAGTGTAATTCTTTATGCTCTTCACAGCAACAATTTTCAGTAAATTCATTGTCTTTATTGCCATGATGAAGTCTAGTATAAACTGCTTTATTGCTACAATCTTTTATTGCATTACACTTCCCGTTAATATAAGCTTGATGATGACCGCCATTATCTTTCCACAAATTAAATTCATAATAGCGCTGGTCACGCTCCCAATTAGATTCTTCAGATCCTCCTGCAAAATCTAAATCATCAATTACAGGCTTGATCTTGCATTGAATAAATAATTGCCTTAAACATTTTTCACAAAAACTAAAAGTATATCGAGTCATATCAAATAAATGATAAGAGTCATATCCTCCAACAACCTGGGCATTATATAGGCCATGAGGATATTGTTCATTCGTAGTTCCAATAGGACACACAGATTCTCCGCAAAGATTGCAAAGAATCTCTCTAGGATCAATAACTTTCCTTGTGTTATTGCATCCTGTGCAAATATGTTCGCGCCTATAATTGTCATCCCAATGATCACAACGCTGACAATCTACATAATTATGTTCTTTTTTCATAAAAGAAAAGCCGCACCATAACTATGGTACGGCCCTTGCATATTGTTTAAAATTACTTATCTAACTACGCAAAGGATTTGGTCTTCTCTCAAAATGAGAACAGACTCTCCACTATCAGGTAATTCAGTAGCAAAATTCTTATTAAACACTACAGTGTCACCAACGCCAACTTCTAATGGAACAATGCTTCCATCAGATGCAACACGTCCAGAACCAACTGCTAATACAGTTCCTTTGACAATCTTTGTTTCTGCGGTAGCTGGTCTAAAAATCAAACCAACCTTCTCTTCTTCTGGTTGCTTAGTAACTAAAATGAAATCTCTTAGAGGCTGAATAGTCATTATGAACTCCTTATCTCACGTATATATCATTGACTGTCAGCTTCGATTATTCTAATAAGTTGCTCAAAACAAAACTTGATCCGCTTTTTATCAGCCAATTCATTGAATTTTATTTCAAAGGTATACATTTTCTCATAATCAGAAAAATCTATATTCTTTATCTTTAGAATTTTGCAAGCCTGCTGAATAATCAAATTGGGAACAATACTATCATTATCTTTAGATGACTTATGTAAACATTCTTCCTTAGCTATATTTAGTATTTTAATTTTTAAATTATTGAAATAAAGTATTTTGTATTTGTCTATTTTCTCGTTAGACCAATTGAATTTCTTACAGTAATCAAAGAAAGGTTTATTGCCTCTTTGATTATTATGTTGGGCACATGAAACGGTCAAATTAGTAGTATTAAATGTACCTCTACGAGAATCTGGAACGATGTGCTCCATTGTTACTTCTTCAGGAGCTAATGGTTGATCGCAATAGCAGCAAATCATTCCATCCCTGTTAATAACATATTCTTTAATTCTTTTTTGTCGTCTTCTCTCTTGAACACCCATATATATATATCCTTTATAATTCTTGTGGAGTCCATAATGTAGACAAGTGAGCATGATCATTAATGCTTATCAAGCGCCAACCATCTCTTCCAAAATACAATTGGGAAATGGATGTATTTTCAATTGTAACTTTCCAAGTTAAGCTTTTATCGAACCCCAATATATAATGAAGCAAACATTTAATAGTCATACCATGAGTAAAACAAATATAATTTGCAACATCACCAGTTTTGCTAAGTTCATTAGCTTTTTGAATCTTTTCTTTATTGTATAGAATCTCATTCTCTAACCATAGAGATGCTCTGCGCTCTACTTGATTAAGAGCCTCACCACTAGGCGGCTTGAATGAGTGATTCAATAAACTCATCTTAGCAACCACTGGAAGTGTAACAATTTCTGTACGACTAGCATTGGTCCAATCTCCTGCATTATATTCTCTCAAATCATTTACTATAGTAATATCATAACCACTACCATCTGTAACAATTTCAGCAGTATGTAATGCCCTTGTATAAGGTGATGAATATATTGTATCAAACTTATTTATTTTAAGACGCTTTCTTAAACACTCTGCTTGCTTTACACCTTTATCAGATAGTGCAACATTTGGAAGCTGACCCATTAAATCAGGATTTTGGTTTTGAGTTGATTGGCCGTGCCGAATGAGGGTTAAATAAAATTCATGATTATCTAACATAATACTCCGATATAATGTAAAAAACTAACAGATTCATAGCGACTATACCAGCAAAAAACCAAAATAACGAATCACTTTTACAATAAGATTCAAAATGTTTTTGATCCCAAAATTTTTGTACTTCAATGGCGTAATTAGAATTGTATGCGCAATCATTACTACAAAACCAAACATTAGCACCCGGACCAAACTCTCTTCTAACCCAGCCATTATTTTTTATTAAATGGAAATCTTCTGGATGATTGATAGGATGAGTCTCAGATATTGAACATCCCCCACAGCTAACTGTATATGTACTAAAAATCATGACTGAGTAGTTCTTCCAATAGTTAAGTGGAATCCAAATCTAGGCTCTTTAGATAAGCCATACTTTTCTCTAAGGTCAGATAAATATGGACACTTGGCTTTTAACCAATAGTATTCATTGTTGTCTAACACTCCACCTTCATATTCAAATTCAATAATCTTATTGGCATCTTTCCCCCACATATCCATGTTAGGAATTTTTTCGCCTCTGATAATTGAAATGTGAGTACCCCATACTGGACGAGTCAGCTTACCCTTCCATGGATACTCTCGATAGAACATCTCTCTATAATATTTGGAAATTTCGTCATCACACATTAACACTAACCATCTCTCACTTGAAGAAAGGTGTGTCCGTGGACTGTATACCAACTTGCCAACAGATTTCATATAAACTTTCAAATAGTTAATATGATGAGTAATCTAGTTCGGGATGAGAGGATCGAACTCCCATACGAGGCTTCAGAGACCCCTGTACTGCCATTGTACTAATCCCGAATACAGTCTCATCATGATATTAAATTATTACCAATCACTCTTCTTTTTTAAAAGAATGAGTGCGAACCGTAACAGTACTTTCTGGATATTGACCAAGCATATAGTTCAAGGCTGAACGGTCTGGTTCAGCACTATCATCTGATGAAAGTTTCTTCAACTCTTCTCGGTCCTCATCAGAAAGACTTTCCATAAGCCGGATTACTTCGAGTAGAACTTAGTAGTGACCAGCAGCTTGCTCTAGCTACTAGTTTTTCAAAAATATATTTTACTTTCATAGTGACTCCAAAAATGGATGCCAACCTAAAGTAGTTACCCAGAACTCACAAAAACTACCATAATTTTGAGTAACAACATCATTAGCATATGCTTGCTTGAGCGCTGTAATTTCATTAGTATAAACATCTTTGTTTAAACGTAACTTAGTGACTTCATCAGCTATCATTGCAGAAGCAACCCTTGGTTCCCAGTGAATGGCCAATGCCATAAGCATTTTACTTCTGGTGACATCTTTTTGTAAAGAATCAATATGATCGAATAGTAAACTAAACATATCTACCATTTTCGCAAAATATTCAACTGGGTCTTTAGTTCCAACTGAATCTTTCATTTCTTTTAGAAGGTCTTCTCTTTTCATATTAACCCTTAGCAACAAGATCATTTAACTCATCAACAGGATCTTTCTTCTGTTGAGACATAGCAACAAAGACTGTTGCCAAATTCTTAAGAGCAGATGCCATATCATCGCCTCTTGCATTACAGACGACTTCTTTATCCTTAGCAAATGCCCCAGAGTATCTAACCACAGAGCAGTAGTAACCCTTCTTAAGTTTAGCAACAGTTACACCTGGAGCAGTCTTATCTTCTTTAAACTTGAAACTAACAGCATTGGTTAGCTTATCCATTAATTGTTCAGTATTCATTATACACCTTCTACCATCTTGGCAACTTCATCTGCCAAATTATCTTTTTTAATTTCCACACCCTCACCAACCTGGCAACGAATAAAACTTACCACTTGTATCGTACCACCTAGCTTAGTGCCAACATCTTCGATTACTTTCTGTACTGTTGTCTTAGGAACAACAACAGATTCTTGGTTCAACAAACAAACGTCTGTATACCATTTATTGAATTTACCGTCAAGAATCTTTGGCCAAGCTGCTTGAGGCTTATTCAATTCAGTAAGTTGAGTTTCAAAAATTGTCTTCTGACGGGCGACCTCTTCAGGGTCAAGCTTATCTACAGAGACAGCTAATGGACTCATTGCAGCTACTTGCATAGCTAGATCAAAACCAAGAGCATGAAACTCATCAGTGTGAGTCATTTCACAAGATGAAGCCATCAATGTTACTAACGTACCAATTTTAGCATTGGAATGAAGATAGGGATACACTAAAACTTTGCTAGGATCTAAACTTTCTTCAACCCACCAGCGTCTTACAACTACATTTTCTTTAGTAGAAGCCACAACTGTTTTACGATCATTTTCAACAGAAACCGCATCAAAAGGTAATCCGTTTCGATGTGCCTCTCCAATTGCCCAAAGAGTGTGTTGAACAAAATTTTTGAATTCATCACCATTGGCAACGAAATCAGTTTGACAATTTACTTCTGCCATAATTTGGACTGGAGTGCCAAACTTTGTATTATAAATACCGACTCGACCTTCAGATGCTACCTTGCCTTCACGTCCAGAGACTACGTTGAGTCCTTTGACCTTAACAATATCAACTGCTTTCTGTAAATCCCAGCCCGATTCCTCAAGGGCGTCTTTACAATCTTTCATACCAGCTTGAGTTAAAACTCTAAGCTCTTTGATCATATCTGTGTTGCTCATGGTAACTTTCCTTATGGCTCAATGTAAATCTTGACAAATTACAGTCAAGGGGCTCTAATTTTCTAAATTAATGAGAGCTAAAAATTTTGGTCTCAACTTCATATAACGTAATTGGTAGGTAATAATAATATATTAAATTAATAGGAGTTCTTATGCTAATTGCCGTAATCAACGAATCAACTTTAGTAACCAATGAAGATGTTAGAAAGATGACGGGCGCTATTCAAAAACAAATGACATGGCACGTATGTCCTGCTTGGAATTCAAAATCTATAACTGTTGCCTTCTATGCTGATAAGACTAAGGTACCAGCTCATGCAGAAGTAGTTAGCATCTTAGATAACTCTACTCAAGCTGGAGCTTTAGGCTATCACTCTGAAGATAATGACGTTGTTGATGCATTTATCTTTGTCAAGCCAGTTCTTGATAACGGAGGAGTTATTCTTCGTGATCCTAAGAATAATCAAAATGTTAGCGTAGCTTCAGTTCTTAGCCACGAAATCTGTGAAATGTTTGGAGATACATTCGCTAATGGTTGGTCAGATGGTCCAACTCTTAAACAAGGCAGTGCTTATGCTCAAGAATTATGTGACCCTGTTGAAAATGATGCTTATGATATTACTTTAAATGATGGTGTTACTTTAGTATCAGTATCCAACTTCGTACTTCCACAATGGTTTAATCCACAAGCAACTGCCAAGGATGCACCATTCGATTATCTTGGTAAACTTACCAAACCATTCTCTATGACTAAGGGTGGATACATGATCCTTATGAAGGAAGGCACTGTTGCTCAAATATTTGGTGAGCATGTTCCACAATGGAAACAAGACCAAGTTAAAGCAGAATGGTATAGAAGATAATGGACCTTACCAATAAATGGATGAATGATCCTACCTTCTTAGCTCAAGCTGCACACTTCTTTGGCGCAGTATCTTTGATTATGACAGCCGCTCATTTTGCGGGTAATACTGGCGGATTTATCACTGGTGGCGTCCTAATGGCACTCGCTATAGTCAAAGAGTTCTGGTATGATATTGTTTATGAAATTCCAAAACAAAGTTTCTGGGATAGTGCTTTGGACTTTTCTTTTTACTTTATTGGTACATTAGTAGCTTCAGGTATCTTATTTTTTAGTAAGTGAGTGGTGGATCTAACCGAGGAGTTGAACCCGACATGAACCTTTACACGGGCTTTATGACGCAAGCATCATTCCCGCAGGTGAATAGAACCGTCTATTTTCTTTAGACCCATATTAATTTGCAAGTGCTCTTGGTATGCCACGTAGTTTTACCTTAAACCCTTCAAAGGTTTTTGGAAATTTAACTTTTGTGTCAGACCATACAATAAGAAAATATTCTTTATCACCCGCTTTAGAAACATAACAAGCCGAACCTACTGATAATCCAGTCTCTTTTTTCTAATTTTTGAGCGGCAGCCTTTACTTTTTCTTCCATAATTTACTTTATAATATTTTAGAGCGGTTAGACGGAATTGAACCGACATTTTCCAGGACCATGACCCAGACTAGATTTCTTTTCCATTAGAAGATAACCGCATAGACGACTAAGGTGATGAGATTTTTATTTAAGATCCTCTTCCGAGGATCCGAGAAGGATTTGAACCATCTAGTCAGGCTTGCGACCTGATTTTACCATGTAATCCACATCGGCATTCGTCCTGGAGCGACCGAAGGGGCTCGAACCCTCAACCATCTGCTTGGAAGGCAGAGACTCTACCATTGAGTTACAGTCGCATGGTGCCACTATCTATATCAACTTATTACTATTTTTAATAGGTTTTCTATTCTATCAATTTCTATGTATTCTATTACATTAAAGTAAGCGTAATATAAGCCGCATCTTAATTTTGGAGAAATCATGTCTACTCACAATCCACTTCGTTGCTCTCACTCATCTATGATCCAACGTGGTACAGGTAATCCAGTAGTTCTATTTACCCCTGGTAGCTGGCCTGCACAATCTAATTATCTTAATCAAACGTGGACTTGGAACGGTACAGACTGGTCTCAAGTAGGCTCAGCTGTCGCTGTAGATCCAGCAGGTCCAACTCCATTACGTGCAGAAGCTGCTATGACCTATGATGGTTATAACGTTGTAATGTTCGGTGGTCATGGTGAAAGCTCTACCTCTGGCTTCTTACAAGATACTTGGACTTTCAACGGCATCACTTGGACTAAAGAAGCTCCAGCTACTGTCCCATTCGCAAGAACTAAAGCAGAGTTTGCATTACTAAACGTAGCCAGCGCTAAAAAAGCATTCTTGTTTGGTGGAACTAATGGACTTAACTTCTTAAATGAAACCTGGCAATGGAACGGATCTGCTAAGACCTGGACTCAATTAACTCCAGCAACATCTCCTCCAGCTAGAATTAATCATTGTTTTGCTGACGGTCTAACATTCTGCGTATTGTTCGGTGGAAAAAATACTGTCTACCCAACTAATGATACTTGGAAATTTGATGGTACTACTTGGACTCAATTAACTCCAACTACTCCACCTCCAGTTAGAGCTGAAGCCTCTATGTGTTATGACGTTGCTAATAACAATTGGGTATTATTTGGTGGAAGAGATGACTTCAATGTTCTAGGAGATACTTGGATTCTTAATACCGCAGGTACTGCATGGACTAAACAAACAACTGCTGTACAACCATCTTACAGAGTTGGCGCGCAAATGTGTTATGACTCTCAAGCTGGTAAGGTAATTTTGTTTGGTGGAAATGACCAAGCTGGTAATACCTTCAATGATACTTGGGGCTGGTCTGGTACTGCCTGGGCAATTTTATAATTCGGAAATATTTAGAATAACATTATATATAATGTTTCGGAGGCCAGAAATGACTATCGAAACATCTACACAAAGTGTAAAAATATGGGCACTTTACTCTATTACAAATTTAATAAATAATAAAGTTTATATAGACTCATATACCGATAAAAGAGGTAATGGAAAATTTTGCTCTTTAGTTTATGTGGGATTTCATACAGCTAATAAAAATAAACCAAAACCAAATACATCATGCGCCTATTGCAAGAAAAATATCTATAGAAATAGATCAGCTATTAAAAATTCTAAAACAGGAATTGTCTTTTGTTGCATGGAACATAAAGTATTATCTCAATCTTTTGGTGGGCCACTATATAATGATGTAGTTTTAAACAATCATCGACTCATCGTTTTTAGAAGTGGGCGACCATTAATATGCGCTAATACTAAATGTAATATTTCTGATGTTGATGTATTAGAAATACACCATAAAGATATGAATCACTTTAATAATGCTCTTGAAAATTTAGAAATACTTTGTGCTAATTGTCACACAAAAGAACACAAACGATCTGGAATGGTCTCCAATGAGGGAATCGAACCCACGTATTCTGCGAGTCAAGCAGATGCTCTTCCATTGAGCTAATCGGAGATTAGTTAGTTGGAACT